CGTGACGCTATCGAGGACGTAAAGGACACCGTAACCAAAACAACCGCCGACACGCAAGAACATTTAGCGGTTATCGACCTCAAAATAGAAACCCTCTCGGACAGGGTAGAGAAACATAATCAAGTAATAGATAGAACGAGAGAACTCGAAAAGACCGTAGCTATAAACTCAAACGATATCGAGCACTTGAAAGAGAGGGCGTAATGGTTTTATTTTTAGGCGGTTGTGGTTTCGGGGTTCTGGCCTACATCTGGATCACGGAGGAAATGGAAATGTCAGATAAAATCTATGATATTTTGAAGTGGGTGGCTTTGATATTCATCCCGGCATTGGGGACGCTCGTGTTTGCTTTATCTTCAATATGGGGTTTTCATGGCGAACAGATAGTCGGCACACTCACAGCAGTTGACACCTTCCTTGGTGCGCTGCTTGGTATATCCACTTATCAGTATAACAAGGAGGAAGAATGAAGACTTCTCAATTCGGTATTGATTTGATTAAACAGTTTGAAGGATGCCGTCTTCATGCTTACAAGCCTATTCCAACAGAAGTGTGTTGGACTATCGGGTATGGTCACTATGGTTCGGATGTAACACCTAACATGGTCATCACCCAGGCACAGGCTGAACAGCTTCTTGCGGTTGACCTTCAGAAATATGAAAATGCAGTTCAGAATTATGTCGGTTTTCCGCTGAATCAGAATCAGTTCGATGCACTTGTTTCATTCGCATATAATTGCGGAATCGGGAATCTGAAGAAGTTGGTCAGTGGGCGGGATGCCTTACAGATCGCAGCGGCCTTACCTCACTATAACAAAGCCGGAGGAAAGGTTTTGAGCGGTTTGACCAAGCGGAGAAACGCTGAACTTGAACTGTTCCTGAAAAGTGCTCCCATCAATGGGAATCCCTATACGATCCCGACCAAGAGCATCAAGCTGAATTCTAAAGGCAATGATGTTCGTTGGTTACAGTATGCCTTAAATTCTAAAGGTGGTTATAAGCTGATAGTTGATGGAGTGGCGGGAAATCTGACCATCGGTGCTCTGATGGATTGGCAGCGGAAGAACGGACTTGATCCAGACGGCATCTGTGGTCCTTTAACAAGACAAACTCTATTATCGTAATTCTCCTCTATGGGCCTCTTCGGAGGCCCTTTTTTTATTGCCAAAATATGATACAATTCTTGAGGGGGAAAATGGTTCGTATACAATAAAAATACAATAACGATACCCGCGAATCCTTGAAAATACAGTGGGATCAACGGGGCTCGAACCCATTCAAAGGATTTTTCGAAAAACCGCTTAATCAAGCCTAATCCGCATGGTTGAGCGGTTTTCTTAATGTTTTGATTGTCTGCAAAATTCCCTAAAAATCCATAATAACGACTGTTTTATCGTTTAAATACAATAATTTATACAATAATCTTTTTGGTAAATTCTTCGCTGAATTTCTGGACATAATCCTTCTCTTTATCACTCAAGGTATGACGATAAGATTGGATCATCACTTGTTCAGACTTCCACCCGCCTTGTTGCATAATAAAGGCGTTTGGGATGCCTAAAGAGTGGCAAATTGACGCATAAGACCTCCTCAAGGAATGGAAAGACACATCGATTCCCAGGTTATCTCTTAACGTCGTGAATCGTCGGGTGATGGAGTTCGGATTCTTAACTTTTACAATAAAACCTGTTCCGCTGCCAAGAGCCTTTATCACTTCCGGTGACACTTGGACATATCGTGTCCCGCTTGGAGTCTTGGCGGAATCCTTATAAATAAAACTGTTGTTATCAGTTAATACCATGTCAGCGTGAACGTGGAGTGTGTTGCCTTCTATGTCTTCATACTTGAGCGCACAGACCTCACCACGACGGAGAGAGCACGATCCAAGGATGATTGCCTTCTTGAGTTCGGGATCGGCTTCGGCAAGGAGCTTCTGGATGTCTTCCTGTGTAGCGACGGTCCTTTTGGGTTCGATCTTATCCGGTAGGGTTATAGAATACCTCTTGTTGCTGAACATCTTGAGAGCGGATATGAGAAGTCCATATATGTTCCTGACTGTCTTTGGAGACAGATACAACCCCGAAATGAACCGCTGAAAATCATAGTTTTCAAACGCATCGATTTTAAGGCCCTTAATAGGCTCGTAGTAGAGTTTTTGTAACGAGTGGTATCCCTTTATCGTTGAAGGAGATAGAACGGCCTTCTTGGACTCAATATAAAGGTCTATGGCCGTCTCAATCGTCATGTCTCTCTTGGACGTTGGATGATGGTTAATATACTCCGTCGCTTTTAAGATACATTCACGCTTGGTGGGAGCCGTGAAAGACTTATATTTTGGCTTGCCGTCAACCTTCCCGATGTATGCGGTCACATGATAAGAGCCGGATGCGGTTTTCTTTGGGGTCATTCTTCTTCGCTCCTTTTTATATATCTTTCAAGTTCAGCTATTCTTCTTGCGTATTCTTGAAGGCGTTTTTCCTGTACGGTCTTCTCTTGCATCATCTTTTGCAATTCATGACGAGATCTGTAAGTCTCGTCTATTATGTCACGCAGTTCTCCAAGTTCTGACAGTTTAAGACTCCTTATACGGGACACGATATCTTGATATGAGATATCATTGACCTCATACATCTTTATCCCGGTTAAGGATTGGGGAGTGCATTCAAGGGCCTTGCAGAGCAAAAGCAATTCTTTCAATCTGGGAGTTGTCCTTCCCTTCTCCCATGATGATATTGTCTTTTGAGAAGATCCTATTTTTTCAGCAAGTTCATCCTGTGTCAGTTCCTTTTCCCTTCTTAATTCAATCATTCTGTTTGCAAAACTCATACTCATTCACCTCCTTACCACAGAATATCATAAAACAGAAAAAAATTACAATAATGTGTTGACATACCACAAAAGGTAGTATATATTACTTTTTGGAATCACAACATATCGAAAGGAGGTCAGGGATGCTAACGTTAGCGGAATGGAGACGGGCAAAGAATATCAGTCAAGAAGAAATGGCCCAGGCTTGTGACGTTCATATCAATACATACCGACGATGGGAAGAAGAACCATCAAGCATCAAGATCAAGTATGTCGGAACGATAGCAAAACGGCTTGGTGTCAAGCAGTCTGAAATAATTTTTTGACCAAAAATACCACAAAAGGTAATAAAACAGAAAAAGGAGGGTGAGAATGAACGCAGCCGATATCTTTGCTCCCATCACTTACTACCAGATGGAGCACGGCAAGAAAACAACATCAAAACAGATTGCCCTTGATACCGGACTCACAGAAAAAAGGGTTGGACAGTTACGAAAACAGCCAAACAGGGCGACTGTCGCAGAGCTTGAGGCTCTAACAAGCACTTATCACTACACGATCAGATTAGGAGGATGAGAAATGGAAACAGCAAAGGAAATCATGGACGCACTTGAGACTTCTGAACTTCAGAAGGAAGTGGAAGAGCTCAAGGCAAAGGTTACAGATCTGGAAAACCAACTGAAGGAAAAGGAAGGTCTTGCGGACTTCTGGATTGAGGAGTCAAGGAAGACAGAGAAGTCATACAACAACCTCAAGAAGGTCTTCATTCAGTTTGTGGAGGACATGAAATGCAACGGATATTGAGCTTATTGGCAGCGGGGTTCTGCTTTATGGCCGGGGTTGCCGGATATCACCAAGTAATGATGAGTCAGATTCACTACCCGGAAGCAAAGAAGGCCGTCTATGTGAATGTTGACAATTCAGATCTGGAACTCATCGATCAACTCACACTTCAAGTCCCCGATGAAATCAAGATTGTCTGTGCCAAGTATGGCAACGAGTACGGCATCGATCCGGAGCTCTTGGAAGCCATCGCATGGAGAGAATCAAGATGGACGGCAAACGTGGTGAGCGAAAACGGGACTTGCAAAGGCTTGATGCAGATCAATGAGAAGGTTCACGGAGAGCGGATGAAGAAGTTAGGAGTCACGGACATATATGACGTTGACGGGAATATCCATGTGGCAGCGGATTACCTCAATGAACTTCTGGAAGATAACCCATCCATTGAATATGCGCTTGCAAGATACCACGGAGAGTCAAGACCAGAGAAGGTCTTAAACGGAGCAAAGCCATCAAATTACGTGAAGCAGATCCAGAGAGTGGCAAAAGCACTCAAAGACATGAGAAAGGAGGCATGAAGTGATAGATATTGAAGATTTACAGAAGAAACTTGAGGAGACAGTCGGACAGGCACCCAAGATGAGACATCACGATGAGACCAAATACAAGTTTTTGTACTTCGATGAGGTGATGTTCCTGTTGGAGAGCCGGATGAAGTCAAAGGACACATCTTGGCAGATGTCAGAAGCATTGGGAGAGGTCGCAAGGCTTATCCAGGAGGAGGCAAGTGTTGTTGAGCTTAAATGGGATCACATCACCGGATGACTTCTGTCAATGGTGTGGGCGGTTCGTTCACGAAGGAGAGAGCCTACATCGGGATGAAATGGGACTTACATATTGTGGAGAATGCTTTGAATCACTAAAGGAGATTGAGAATGGAATTCAGACTACTAAAACCGGACGAGATAGAAGTCCGTATATCAAGAATCAATAAGGGCGGGGTTTCTTGCCTTCTGTACAAGGATGCACGATGCGACATGAGAATCCTTGACGAAACGATTGGAGCCGATAAGTGGCAGCGGAATCATGAACTGATTAACGGCAATCTGTTTTGCAACGTCGGGATCTTAACGGATAACGGATGGATCTGGAAACAGGACGTTGGCACAGAGAGTTACACGGAAGCCACAAAGGGAGAAGCATCAGACAGTTTCAAACGTGCCTGTTTTAATTGGGGGATTGGCAGAGAACTATACACGGCTCCTGATATCTTCTTCCCCGGGTCAGAGTGCGAGATCGTGAACGACAAGTGTTATGACCGATTCATCGTGGAAAAGATCGAATACAAAGACAAGCGGATTATCGGCATCAAGGTCAAGAACCTCAAGACAGGAAGCCTTTTTGTGTCGGGAACTTGCGATCCCAAGAACAAACCCATTGATAAAGCAAAGATAAACATCATCAAGGCTGACATATCGAAGGGAGACACGGACGAAAAGAAACTTCTGGATTGGTTAGAGGTTGGCAAGATCGAAGAGATCACGGAAGAGAAGTTCAGAAAATATGCAGATGCAAAGAAATCAAAGGAGGAGAAGAAATGAATAAAGCCATTATCACAGGCAGATGGACGAAGGACCCTGATATCAAGTACACCGGAGAATCACTGTGCATCGCAAGAGGCACGATAGCCGTCAATAGAAGAGGTAAGGACAACGGAGCTGACTTCATATCGGTTGTGGCTTTCGGAAAGACCGCAGAACACATCCAGAAGTATTACTCCAAGGGAATGAAGGCCAACATATCAGGACGCATACAAACCGGAAGCTTCAAAAACAAGGACGGCCAGACAGTATACACCACCGATGTTGTGATCGATGAGATAGAGTTCGGAGAGTCCAAGGGAGAAAAGAAGGACACAGAACCCGCTGATTTTGTGAATATCCCGGACGATGAGCTCTCAAGCCTCCCATTTAATTGATTATGGTTGGCAAATATATCGAAGTTGTGCAGTTCTTGACCGAACAGAACACAAAGAATCCTTCACAGATCTGGGAGGTCAAGGAGCACAAGGAGAAGCGGTCTCTATCACAGAACTCTTACTACTGGAAGTTAATCACGGAAGTGGCAAGGAAGGTCAAGAAGAGCGTCAACTACATCCACAACAAGGAGTTGAGGGAAGCCAGGTATGCAAAATGGATGAACGGAGAACTGATAACAGCCTTAATCCCTGACACCGAAGAAGCAGAGAAAACAGTGATGGAAGAGACAAATTATCATCTGTGTCCTACCAACCAAAGAGAAGGAGACAAAAGGATATATGTCTTACTCCGGGGATCAAGTGAGTTAAACACAACGGAGTTCTCCCATCTTCTGGATTTGCTTATTCAGGACGCTCAAGCACTTGGAATAGAGACCATCACTCCGACAGAACTTGCAAAGATTAGAGAAATGGAGAAAGAGAATGCACACAAAGACAAAATGCTGTCAGATCCCGAAGGCAGTTAAAGAGAAGGTGTACTTGCGTGATGGATGTCATTGCATCCTGTGCGGAAGGCCTGTTGAGGTCGAGAACGCTTGTGCTCACTTCATCAGCAGAGCAAGAGGCGGTCTGGGAATAGAACAAAACATTCTTACCCTGTGTCACCGCTGCCACAACGCTTTTGATAACGAGAATCGAGTGACAACCAGGAAGGAAAAAGAGGAGTATTTCAGAAATTATCTCAAAGAGAAATATCCCGATTGGGATGAAAAGGAGCTTGTCTATGACAAATGGAGATTTTTCAAAAAGAGGTAAGGCCGCAAGGGATAAGGGCAAGAGGAGAGAACTTGAGTTTGTCCACATCATGAATGAAGCGGGATTCCCGGTAAGAAGAGGTTACGTCTTCCAACATGAGCCGGACATTGTCGGTCTTGAGGGTTTCCATGCGGAAATAAAAGGACATGAGTCTTTGAACGTTAGGAAGGCCCTTCAACAGTCCATAGACGATGCAGAAAAGAGGAAAGACGGCATTCCTATTCTTGCGTGGAAGAAGAGCCGTGAACCTTGGGTGGTAGTCCTTAAATTGGACGATTTTATCAAACTTATTCGGAGGTATAGAGAATGACTTTAATGGAGACGATAGAGACACTTCCGGCTGATGACTATCTCTATATAGGTTTAGCATCGGGCAGCGGATTTGTCACGATTGAGAGAAATAGGGACTTTGACCCGGAAGTTCTGAATAAGCGGATGGAGACACGGAGACCGCTTCTGACATCCATCTTGGAGGAAGCGAAGGAAGACTTGGAGATCTCACTTGGAAAGAACCCAAAGACCAAGAGAGATCAGAAGAAGGAAGAAGAACGACAGCAGATAGCCAGAGAGACCATTGAGCATTGTGAGGAGCTCTTGAAGATCCCATTCTGTGACAGAGAGGTTGTGGAGACTTACAGCAGATGGGCCGATCCGGAGAAAATGGGAAAAGTCTTACTGATAGATGGAGTCGAGTCAATTTGCGGTATCTGGTATGTGGGTGATGAAAGGAGGATGGCATGGTAGAGGAATATATCCCCAGAGGCTACAAGAACAGAGTCTCAAGGGAATATCTGAATAATGTGCTTCACATCAAAGACAGAATGATTAGGCGGGATATAGCAACATCAGATGAGACCATCATCCATGATGACGGCTATTTCATCCCGGAGGGTCCAGAGGATCTGGAACACATAGAGCATTACATCTTGAGGGAGACAGCCAGGGCAGCGGCGATCCATGAAAGAGTAGAGAAGGCAAGAGAATTGTATTTTTCGATTAAGGAGAAGGAATGAAGAACAGCATTGTTTTTTACAGCTCATGGGGAAAGTTATTCAAAGGACTTCCCAAGGAAGCAGCGGGAGAACTTATACAAAAAATCTGTGAGTATTCCTTTGAGGATAATTCAGAACCGACAGAGAACGAGTTTGTCCAGGCAATGTTCCAGATGATAAAAGCCAAACTTGATGAAGATGCAGAATCCTATGACAGAGCCATTCAGAAGCGTTCCGCTGCCGGGAAGAAGGGTATGGAGAAAAGGTGGAAGGATAACAATGTTATAACAAACGATAACAATGTTATAACTCCGATAACAAACGATAACAGTGTTAGGCAATCGATAACAAATATAACTGATACTGTATCTGTATCTGATACTGTATCTGATACTGTATCTGTATCTGAATATGTATCTGAATCTGATAAAGATAAAAGAGTATATACCCGCCCCAAAGAACCCAAGGAGAGCTTCGGAGAAAATGGCAATGTAAAACTCACTGTCAAGGAAAGAGAAAAACTGATCGCTGAATACGGATCAGATCTGACAGAGAGGGCCATTGAATTTCTGGATGGTTATATCGCTGACAAGGGTTACAAGTCAAAATCCAATTACCAAGCAATAAGAAGATGGGTGATAGATGCCGTCAAGGAAAGAAAACCCACCGCAGAGAAGTTCGATGCTGATGATTACTTACTCAAGATCATTCGTGGAGAGGAGGACGGAGCATGACCAAACAGGAAATCGCAAAGATGTTTTATTTCATCAGAGCTCTTTATCCCCAGACCTTCAAACACTACGGGGAAATGGAGACCAAAAATCACATAGACGCTTGGGAGCATATATTCGGCAGCTTCAACGCTGAATTGGTCATGAAGGCCACAGAGTTCTATGTTTACAACGACACAAAAGGCTTTGCACCTTCAGCCGGACAGATCATTGAGTGTATTCACAAGCTGAATCCCACAGGAACCATGAACGAAATGGAGGCTTGGAGACTTGTAGAAAAGGCCGTCAGAAATTCCCTCTATAACGCTTCAACGGAGTTTGAGAAGCTCCCACAGGTCATCAAGAGAGTGGTAAGAGATCCGGGTCACTTAAAGGATTGGGCGCAGATGGATCTGGAAGAGTTTCAGACCATAGAGCAATCAAACTTCATGAGAGCCTACCGAGTGGAACAGCAAAGGGAAATCGAAGCCATCAAGACCCCGCTGCCGATCAGACCCGCTTTGGAGAACATAGACTACACGGCTCCGATGATCGAAGACAAAG